CGCACCCAGCGCGGGTTGTCCCTGGATGTCGGCGGGCAGGACCACGTCGTCATGCGGGATCCACGGCAGGGCGAAAGACCGCATCGACCGGCCCTCGCGCGTCCCGACGGTGGCGGGGCCGCCGAGGGGGACGGAGGGCAGAAGGCTCAGGACACCTTCGTATTGCTCGATGATGACCGAGCGCTGGCTGACGCCTTCAAAACGGAAGAGGCCGATCTGGGCGAGGCGGGTGTAGAGGTTGGGCAGGATGTTGATGGCCTGCGTCATCTCGGCCAGCGAATAGCCGCCAGCGTCGAAGGGATTGCGGACGAGGGTCATGGTGGGCTCCGGGGGAATGAGGGGAAGTGCGCAGCCGGATGGGCAGCGTGTCAGACGCCGTCGCGGGCGATGATGCCGACGGCGGCCAGCTGGGTGATCTTGGCGGCAATCTTGGTGCCGTCATCGACGGTGGCGCCGTAGGCGAGGGCCGCGCGCGACACGATCGAGGGGCCGCGGACCAGCACGATGCCGGTGGCATCGGCCAGCGTGGCATCGACGGCATAGAGCAGGACGGCAGTGGCGACCTGCGATCCGTCGGCCCCGGTCGCGGGCGACAGGGTGTACTTGCCGCTGGCCGTGATTTTGCCCAGCACCGAGCCGACGGGATAGGGCATGCCCGCGAGAAGCGTCACCACCTCGCGGGTATAGTTCGGGTTGACCTCATATTTAAGGACGTCGCCCTTGCTGGGCGGTTCCGTCAGGACGGGCATGATTCAGTCTCCAGGATGTTGGGGGATGGGGGCGTCCAGCGCGGGCGGAATTGTCAGCGCGAGGCGGCGGCCGATTTCTTCGCGGCCGCGACGATGGGGCTTTCTTTCGCGCCCGCCGCTGGGGCGGTGGCGATGATGCCCGCGGCATCGCTGCGGGCGGCGAGATCGGCCAGCACCTTGGCGCGCAGGGCCTCGGGTTTCACACCCTTGGCCACGGCATCGGCGGCATCAATCTGGATGCCAAGGCGCGCCGCCTGCGCGCAGACGTGCGCGACCTCGGCCGCCTCGGCGCGGATGGCTTCGGGCGACATCGCGGCCGCCGCCGTTTGCGGCGATGCGCTTGCCGCGGGCGGGGCCGGTTCCGGCGGGGTGCTGGCGGCCGGCGCGGCTGGACGCTGCGCATGATCTTCGGGGGCGGTGGTCATCATCGGGCCCTTTCTCTTGGGGTTGGATGTGATGGTGGATGTGTCGCGAGGAGCGGCGGCGAAAGCGCCGAAGGCGGTGACGGGATCGGCTACCTCGTCGGCAAGACCGGCGAAGATCGCCGCCTCGCCGCGGAAGACGGCGGCCTCGGTGCCCAGCGCCCGAAGGGTGTCGAGGCGGCGGCCGCGCCCTTCGGCGACAGTTTCAGCGAAGAGCTGTCGCAGGTCCTCCAACTCGCCTGCGATCCGGTCGCGGACGGCCTCGGGCAGGGGCTGGTAAGGGTTCGCATCGACCTTGCGGGCACCCGCATGGATCAGCGTCACTGCGATGCCCTTCTGGTCCAGCGCCCCGCTCATGTCGCTGTGCACGGCCACGACACCGATGCTGCCGACAGCCCCGGTGCGGGGCAGGATGATCCGGTCGGCTTGGGAGGCCAGCGCATAGGCGGCCGAGAGGGCGTGATCGGCGACGAAGGCATGGACTGGCTTGACCTGCCGCGCGGCGCGGATGCGGTCGGCAAGGTCAAAGGCCCCCGCGACCTCGCCGCCGAAGCTGTCGATATCGAGGGCGATGCCGCGGATCGCCGGATCGGCGACGGCCGCCTGCAGCTGGGTCGCGATCCCCTCGTAGGAAGTCAGACCGGAGGATTGCCCGATCCAGGCACCACGATGCACCAGCGTGCCCGCGATCTCGATGACGGCGATCCCGTCCACCACAGCGAAGGGCTGGCTTCCGTTCCGCGCCTGGCGGCTGGTCAGGTCGTCGCTGAAGAGAGAGGCGCGGGCAGGGAGTGTGGCAGTGGCCTGATCTGCGGGATCCACGGGCATTCCTTCGACCGTGATTTCCCTGCCGGTGATCCGCGGGCCGAGCCCGGTCAGGAAGGCCAGCGCCTTGGCGGGATCGACCATCAGCGGTGTGTTGAAGACGCGCTGGGCGATCTGGGTGTGGTGCATCATGCGTCCTCCGCGGGCCGGGGTTCCCGGTCCTCGCCATCCTCTTCCTGATTGCCGTCCTCCTGCTGATCTCGCTGCTGGCCCTCGGCATCACGCGGCGCAGCCCCACCACCCGCCGCCTGCGCGGGCGACCCTGGCCGCCGGAAGTCCAGACCCAACTCCGCCTCGCGTTTGCGTTCGGCGGCGATTTCCCGGTCGACCTGTTCTGCGTCGTAGCCGCGCTCGGCAATGGCTTGCGTGCGGGACTTCAGACCCGCCTCGATCTGCAGGATCTCGGCCGCGGCATCCTTTGCCGGATCGATCCAGTCCCATTTCGTGGGGAGCCAGTCGCAGGCGAGGTATTGCCGCCGCTCCGTCGTATAGCCCGGCAGGTCGATGGCACCGGCCAGCACCGCCATGTCCATCCACCGCGTCCAGACGGCGCGGCAGAGCTGATAGACCATCACCGAATGCTGGAAGGCCGAGATGCGGCGGCGGAAGTCGACCAGCGCGATCCGGGTGTTGGAGAAGTTTCCCTTTGCCGTATCGCCGGTGAGATACCCATAAGGCACGCCAAGCGCCGCGCCGATCTGCAGGAGCGTGCGGTACTGGAAAGGCTCATAGGTGCTGCCCGAGTCCGGCGTTGATGGCGTAGTGACATCCTCGCCCGGGTCAAGCCGCACCACCTGGCCCGGTTCCACCTCCAGATCGTCCTCGGCCGGATCGAGGGCAGTTTCCGGGGCGGGCGAGGTGATGAACATTGCGAACATCGCCGCGGTCTTTTTCCGCTCGAGTTCCGCATCGTCATAAAGGTCCAGCGTGAAGAGCTTCACCACGGCCGCGGCGAAGCGCGACACCCCGCGAAGCTGACCCGCCTCCACGGGGTCGAGGATGTGGATGACCTCGGACGCAGGCACGCGCACCGTTTCGCCCGCCAGCCCCGGATCGGTCATGTCGCCCGGATGGCGGCGCAGGAAGTGGTAGGCGACGCGCCGCCCGATCCCGTCGAATTCGATGCCCTGCCGGATCGACCCAGCGCCGGGCAACGCGCGCGTCAGGTCCTGGGGCAGCATCTCCGAGGGCAGCATCTGCAGCTGCATCGGCACGGTCAGCCCATCCTCCGGCCGTCGCGTCCGGATGCGCAGGAAGACCTCGCCCGCCAGAAACACCTCGCGCGCGGCGCGGCGCTGCAAGCCGAAGAAGTCGGTCAGCCCCTCGGCGTCGGCCTCGTCGGTCCAGGCGAGCCAGAGCTTCTGCAGCTCCTCCTTCTTTGCGGCCTCGGCGATCTTCGACGAGGGCTTGATCCCGTCACCGACGACATGGTTCGCAAAGGCGTCGACCGCGTTCGCGGCGTAGCCATTGTTCCTGACCAGCCAGCGCGCACGGGCGGTGATGGTTTCACCCGACGCCGCGATCAGCGTGTTCACATGGGCGCGGGTGGCGCGGAACCCGCGCATGCGCCGGTGGGACTGTGCGGCGTCAAACCCGCCGATGATGGACCCGAGCCGTGCGCGGAAGGCGTCGAGCACCATGGGTCAAAGGCCCTTCGTCGCGACGGTGCCCCAGCGACGGCGGCGGGGCGTCGCAGAGGCGGTAGCGATCCGGCCCTCCAAGTCGCGAATGGCAGCCGCGAGTTCGGCATCCGAGCCATAGGTCACGGTCTTGCCGTCATAGCTGACGCTGCGCAGCCCGGCGAAGCGGGCCTCCTGCAGCGCCGTGAGCAGGGCCTGCATACGTTCCAGGTCCATCAGTCCCTCATGAAGTTCGGGGTGTAGGCCCGCCGTTTCCGGCGCGGCGTGGTCAGCGTTCCGGCCTTGGGTTGGGCCGGATCGGGTGGTGTGGTGTCGGTCGCGACGGCAACTGGCAGGCGGGTTTCCACGCCAGCCTGCGCCTCGAGCCGCCGCCAGGTGGCTTCGTCCCACCGGTCGGCGCCGAGGATCCACGCCGCAGCACGGGCGTAGACCCGGCAGTCCAGCGCCTCGTTCCGCTCGCGCATCTTCTGCCATTCCTGATGGGCGTAGCCGCGCTTGTTCCGGATCGTGACCAGCTGTTCGGCCACCAGCTGTTTCAGCCATTCGGTGTCCGCCCAGCCGGGAAGGTGGATCGTGCCGGGGGCATCGAGCACTCCGGTGGCGCGGTCTTCGTCCGAGGGCCGTTCGATCCGCAGGAAGCGGTAGGTCTCCGCCTTGAATGTCGCCGTTGCCACCGACCAGAGCCGCGCGCCGCGGCGCAGGCGTTTGCCGCCGATGGTCGCATCCACAAACGTCGGGCCCGAGACCGGCGCCGACCGGTTGAAGCCCTCAAGCCCCTTAAGCGGCGCCACCTGTTCGAACCCGACCTTCCGCGACCAGGCATAGACCGCCGCGGCCTCGTAACCAGTGTCGATGCCCAGCCGCGCCAAGGTCATGAAGGCGCCGTTGGCATGCTGCCACGACCGGCCGAGCAAGGCGGTCAGCTTGTCCCAGGCGGCCGGATCATCAGGCCCGCCTGGAATGACGATGTGATCGACAAGCCAGCTTTCCATGCCACGGCCCCAGGCCCAGATGTCGACCTCGATCCGGTCCCTCTGCACATCGGCACCGGCGGTCAGGAACAGCCCCGCCATCGGCACGGTGCCCGGCATCCACACCTCCCGCCGATCCGCCAGCCGCTGCCATTCCGGCGCGTCGCCCGACTCGACCCATGTCTCGCCCAGAAGCGTGTTGCGCGCGACGCGCAGCGTCTCGTCCGACCCTTGGGCCGCCAGCCATTCCCGCGCAACATCGGACCAGCTTTTCCAGCCCAAGGGCGAATAGAGCGCCGAGAGGTGGAAGCCGATGGCCTTCGGATCCTTCGAAACCGCTGTTGCCCGCCATTCGCCGCGGGCGAGCATCTCGGTCTTGTGGTGCTCGGCGATGGCCCTTTCGCAACCCTCGCAGTGATAGGCGGCGGTTTCCGGCTTCCCCTTCGTCCAGCGCAGGCGGTCGAATTGCAGCCACTGCATCGCTCCGCAATGCGGACAGGGCACAAAGTAGCGCCGTTGGTCGGAGGCTTCGAATTCCCGCTCTATGCGCGACAGCCCCCGGATTGTGGGCGTCGAGACCATGAACACCTTGCGCCGGTGCGAGAAGGTCGTGGTGCGGGCTTCCGCCAGCGTGACCGGATCGCCCTCCTCGTCGGCCGAGGCCGGATAGGCGTCAACCTCGTCGAGGAAGACATAGCGCGCGGGCATCGATCGCAGGCCGGTCGCGCTGTTCGCCCCGGTCAACACCAGGATGCCGCCGGGGAATTCCTTCGACAGCATCGAATTGCCCGCATCCCGCGACCGGGCCGGGTTCACCCGTTCGCGCAGCGCCGGGCTGTCCGCGATCAGCGGATCAAGACGGCCGCGCGAGGTGCGCTTCGCCAGCTCGAGGCTCGGCAGCACCGCCAGCATCGGCCCCGGGGCGTGATGGATGACAAAACCGATCCAGTTGTTCCCGGCCTCCGTGGCCCCGACCTGCGCGGCCTTCATGAAGGTGATGCGCTGCGCCGGATGGCGGGGTGAGAGCGCATCCATGATCTCGCGCAGATAGGGCGCGCGAGCGGTGCGATACCGCCCCGGTTCGGCCGCGCCGCGCGACGACAGCCAGCGATGCTGATCAGCCCATTCCGAGACCGTCAGGTTCGGGTCGGGGCGCATCCCCTCTCGCCAGACCCGAAGCAGGTCTTCAGCACCGTCGAAACCGAGGTCGAAGTCGGCCGTCAGGTCGTTGTTGTCATCCTCATCATGCAAGCGAGACCCGGAGGTCGGCGAGGGCGTCGAGCTGTTCGCGGACATGGGCTTCCAGCACCCTCTGCATGATCGCGGTCTCGATCGTCACCGATGCCCCGGATTGCCGTTCCACCTCCGCCATGATCTGCGCCGCCATCAACGCGGCCACCCGCCCGGGCCAGGTCACCCAGACATCCCGTTCCTGCCGCGCCAGGCGGAAGACGAGGGTCTCCGCCCGTGCGCGGTCGACCAGCGCGCCCTTCTTCTTCTGAACCGCCAGCTGACGTTCCTGCGCCGCGTAGACCGTCAGCGCCGTGCGGGCCTTGATGTAAGATGTCGTGTCGCCGGGGCCGCTGGCGAGGGTTTCGCCGCCCAGCGACCGGCGCTGCTGGTCGGGGTCGGTCATCTCGGCCCGCCGAACATCCGAGGCCGCGGCGTTGATTGAGCCATCGTCATGGACCACCAGCCGCCCGTTCTTGCGCGCCTTCTGCACCCCGCCGCGCGACAGGCCGGAATGGGCCGCATACTCGCGTTCGCTCATGCCTTTCATGGCGCGGATAATCCGATCAACCCAATGATATCGCTTGGTATTAAGTTGATTAGCGGGCGCGACAGAGCGAATCTGATCGCAAGGAAACGATGCAACTCACTTGAGGAACCCTGCCATGACCACCCGCCGCGTTACCGACAACTCCAAGGCCCTCGACGCCTTCATCGCCGCCAAGGCCAATATCGACACGATGCTGGAGCGCCTGAAGGCCCTCAGCGACGACCATTTCGAATTCGATCCAGACGCCATCAATTGGGGCGCCGTCGGATCGCTCAACAGCGTTGCTGCTGATCTGCGCAAGATCACGGACTTCCTCTTTGGCGAGGGTGAACACGCCGCTTGACGCGCCCATACGGCGCGACGGCCGCCCCGTCCGATGACGGGGCTTGCCTTCGTAGAAGGCGCGCACACCGCGCGCCCACAGCCACGGAGGCCCCGATGACCACCCCGTCCGACACCCAGTCCCTGATCCTGTCCCGCGCCGCGACCCGGCCGGGCAACCTCGCCCTGCCGCTGCCCGAGGGGCTGGTCGGCGCCGCCGCCAAGATGGTCGTCGGCAAGATGATCGCCCGCGGCTGGCTCGAGGAGGTCGAGGCCAACCTTCGCCGCGGTGAGCCGATGTGGCGCGAGACCGGTGACGGCCACGGCACCACGCTGATCGCGACAGAAGCCGGGCTGGAGGCCATCGGGATCGAGCCGCTGGCGGCCAGCGCTGTTGCCAGCGCGCGGAATGCGAAGCCGAAGCCGGAACCGGTGCAGACGCCAGACGACACCGACACCGTGAAACCTGTCGCCATCCGCGCAGGCACCAAGCAGGCGCAGATCATCGCCATGCTCCAGCGTCCCGAAGGCGCGACGGTTGCCGAGATGGTCGACGCCACCGGATGGCTGGCCCATACCGTCCGCGGCTCGATCTCGGGAGCCTTGAAGAAGAAGCTGGGCCTGCCCATCGCCGCCGAGAAGGTCGAGGGCAGGGGGACGGTGTATCGGAAAAAGTGACGATGAAAGCGGCCCAGAAAGTCTTTGCCGAAGGGGTCGATACCTTTAGCATTACTCCAAGAACACCAAGGGCGGGTTGACGGGAATGGCAAAAAGAAAATCATTCGAAGACATTCTGAACAGCAAGTTTAGATGGCCAGCACAGGGTGACAAACCGTTCATCATGGCTGAGGATCCTTTTGACAACGCAAACATAGCTGACGATGGGTTCACGCGCCTTGTCCTTATGACAGACGGATACAAGTCGGCGGCTGATTTGATGGTCGCGGCCACAGCCGACAACGCGCCCATGCGGCATGTCCTTGTCTTTCCGATCATATTCAACTATCGGCAGTTTCTTGAATTATCGCTAAAGTACCAAATTGCTACTTTCGGGCCAACTGTGGGGGTCGAACCCAACTGGAAGTCGCATGATTTAGCCAAGTTGTGGTCTGAATTCGTAGAAATTCTTGAGCGATACGGTACTCCAGACCCTGACGAGGCCGACCCGGTGGTTGGCGAGATAATCCTTGAGTTCGCGAAGATTGACCCCGGTTCTTATTCCTATCGCTATCCAGTGGACCGACAGGGCAACCCTGTGCCTGTAGCCTATGCCGACCTGCACCTCCCGACACTGGCCAACGTCATGCAAGGGGTCGCTGGCTATTTCATGGGATGCGATGGTTACCTGAGTGACCTCCAAAACGCAGTTGCCTAACTGGTTTTGTGCAGTTCGCTGCGGGAGCGCCCACTTGTCCCGTGAACCAATTGGTTTTGCAAGGAATCAATCTATGAAGATTTTCCCCTTCCGCCCCGTTGCCATCTCCCACCGTCGCACGGCAACGTCGCAGTAGACCGGGTCCAGTTCCACGGCGCAGCAGCGCCGCCCGGTGCGTTCCGCAGCGATCAGCTGGGTTCCGGAACCGCAGAAAGGTTCGAACACGAGGTCACCCGGATCGGTGAAGGCTTCCAGCACCGCCTCGACCAGCGCCACCGGGAACACGGCCGGGTGCGAACCGGCGTCGCCCAAGCCCCCTTTGTGGCGCATGATCCGGAACACGCTGTCCGGGATGCGATGGCTCTGAATGGCGTTTCCAAAGCCAGTCTTGCGATGGACCGTGCCATCGGCCCCGCGCAGGCCGCCGCCGCCGAGGGTCTCGCCTGCGTGCTTGCTCTCTACCGTCTTGTTCGGCTTGCGGGGCTGGCGGTTGAAGTGGAAGATGAACTCGTGCGACGGCGCCAGGCGGCCGTTCCAGTCACCGGGCAGGCCGGGCCCCTGGTCCCAGACATACCAGCCGAAGCGCCGCCAGCCCTGCGCGCGCATCCAGTCGAGCCAGCCCTCCCAATACGGAACCCACTCGCCATCGCGATGGACGAGGCCGAGGTTCACCAGCAGTTGGGCATCGGCGGTGACGGGCGCCGCGGCGAAGACGCCCTGCATCAGCGCATCCCAATCGCCGACCTTCTCCTTCGCCGCGCCATAGTCGCGCTGCTGCGCATAGGGCGGGGAGGTGAACATCAGCGAGGCATGTGCCCCGTCCATCAACCGCGCTACCACGGCCGGGTCGGTGGCATCGCCGCAGATCAGCCGGTGATGCCCGAGCCGCCAGATGTCGCCGGGGCGGGTGATCGGCTCGGCCGGGGCCTCGGGGATGGTGTCGGCGGTGTCATCGTCGATGGGCGCGCGGTCGTCGGCATCGTGCAGCAGCGCGTCCAGCTCCTCCTCGGGGATGCCGATCAGCCCGAGGTCGAAATCCTCGGCCATCAGCCCGCGCAATTCCTCGAGCAGCAGCGCCTCGTCCCACCCGCCCAGTTCGGTCAGCTTGTTGTCGGCGATCCGGTAGGCCCGGCGCTGCGCCTCTGTAAGATGGCCCAGCACGATGACCGGCGCCTCGGTCAGCCCGAGCTGGGCGGCGGCCATGATGCGACCGTGCCCCGCGATCAGCTCGCCATCGGCCGCGACCAGCACCGGCACGGTCCAGCCGAACTCGGCCATGCTGGCGGCGATCTTGGCCACCTGGTTGGCATCGTGGGTCTTGGCGTTGTGGGCATAGGGACGGAGGCGGGCCAGTGGCCAGTGTTCGATCCGGCCGGGCAGGAGGGGCGCGTTCATGCCGCGAGCCGCTTCGCCTTGAGGGCGGCGAAGGTCTCGCCGGTGTCCGCCAGCACGGCCTCCTGACCGGTGAAGGACTGCCAGCGCTCGATGGCCACGTCGACATAGGCCGGGTTCAACTCGACCCCGAAGCAGACCCGCCCCGTGGTTTCGGCCGCGATCAGCGTGGTGCCGGATCCCATGAAGGGTTCATAGACCGCCTGGCCGGGGCTGGAATTGTTCAGGATCGGCCGCCGCATGCACTCGACCGGCTTCTGGGTGCCGTGCACGGTGTCGGCATCCTGGTCCCGGTTGGCGATCTGCCACAGCGTGGTCTGCTTGCGGTCGCCTGCCCAGTGACCCTTGCCCTTGGCGCGCACCGCATACCAGCAAGGTTCGTGCTGCCAGTGGTAATCACCCCGGCTAAGCACCAGCCGGTCCTTGGCCCAGATGATTTGCGACCGGATGGCGAAACCTGCGGCGGTCAGGCTGTCCGCCACGGTGGCGGCATGCAGCGCGCCGTGCCAGACATAGGCGACGTCGCCGGGGAACAGCGCCCAGGCTTCGCGCCAGTCGGCCCGGTCGTCATTCAGTACCTTGCCGGTGCGCTTGGTCTTGGCCGCGCCCGCCTGGTTGCGCCACGAGGGATCATACTCTACGCCATAGGGCGGGTCGGTGACCATCAGCAGGGGACGCACATCGCCCAGCAGCCGCCCGACCACATCGGCCGCAGTGCTGTCACCGCAGATCAGCCGGTGTGTGCCCAGCTGCCATAGATCGCCCGGCGTGGACACCGGCGTGACAGGCAGCTCAGGAACATCGTCCTCGCCCTCGACCGGACCATCCCCGCCCAGCGCCTCCGGATCTCGCAGCAGCGCGTCGAGATCATCGTCGCTGATGCCGAGCAGCGTCAGGTCGAAATCCTCGGCCAAGAGCACCGCGATCTCGTCGCGCAGCAGGGCTTCGTCCCATTCGCCCAGTTCCGTCAGCTTGTTGTCGGCGATCCGGTAGGCCCGGCGTTCCGCCTCGTCGAGATGGCTGAGCCGGATCACCGGCACTTCGGTCAGCCCAAGCATCGTCGCGGCCAGCACCCGGCCATGGCCCGCGATCAGCTCGCCGTCGTCGGCCACCATGCAGGGAACGGTCCAGCCGAACTTGGCCATGCTGGCGGCGATCTTCGCCACCTGGTCGTCGCCATGCATCTTGGCATTGCGGGCATAAGGGCGCAGCCGGGCAATCGGCCAGGACTCTACCTGGCTCGGCGCGAAGACGAGGTCCATGGGATGGGGCTCGGGATATGGAGTAGGAAAAGGAAAAGCGCCCGCGAGGGGGTTCCTCCGGGCGCAATTCTTCGATGATCAAGGGGTAGGTCAATGGGGGCAGGTCTGTCAACCCGAAAAGTGAAGCGGATTCAATCGCTTCTGTTGATTCTCAGTTTTGGCCTGCTGCGTTGACTCTGGGTCCCGTTACTGTGCCGTGTAGCCGCCATCGACGAGGTGGTAGGAGCCCGTGATGAAGCTGGCTCGCTCCGACAGCAGGAATACGATCAGCGCGGCCACCTCTTCTGACCGGCCGAGGCGGTTCAGGGCGTGCTTGCCTTCCAGGAACTTCAGCGTAGCCTCATCCAGTGCATCGGCGACCATCGGCGTTTGAATGAAGCCGGGACCGACGGAATTGACCCGCACCCCGCCCGCGGCGTGTTCGAGGGCCGCGTTCTTCGTCGCGCCGACGACCGCATGCTTGGCACTGACATAGGCAGTGGAATTGGCAAAGCCGACCGAGCCGAGGATGGAGGCCACGTTCACCACCGCGCCACCGCCTGCCTTCTCAATCTCAGGGATGGCAAAGCGCATGCCGTAGAAAACGCCCGACAGGTTGATGTCGATGACCTTCTGCCAGCCCTCGAGGTCATAGCTGCCAGTCGGGGCTGCAGGTCCACCAATTCCGGCGTTGTTGACGATGCCGTAAATTGCGCCGGTCTTTGCCACGGCGAAATCGACCATGGCTTTCACCTGATCGGCCTTCGCCACATCGACCGCGAAGGGAGAGGCCTTCCCGCCGTGGTCAGTGATCCCCTTCACCACCTTCTCGGCATGCTCGAGGTTGAGGTCGGCGACAATGACGGTTGCGCCACTGCTGGCCAGTTCCTCTGCCGTGGCTGCCCCGATGCCCGAGCCACCACCGGTGACGATCACCGTCTTTCCGTCAAAACGCAGATCCATGCTGTCCTCCTTCGCCTGCCATTTGTTCGTGGAGCACAGGATAGCCAGCCCAGCGGGAGGATGTCACGCGGTGCGGTTGGCACGATGGAAATTCTACGCTTGTTTCTGTGCCAGGTGGATTCCAAAAACTGGCCAGGGTGGATTCCGGTCGGGAATCCACCTCGCCAAGATCGTGATTTGGCAAGCACATGACTTGTAACGACTTTTTGTCTGATGGCATTCGGGGTGGCTTCCAAGTGGATTCCCCGATGAGGAATCCAGTCGCTAGCGAACTGCCGCGCTGCGCCCCCCCGCATACGTTTGGGGCCGGGGAGGAACCAGAGGAGGGGGAAGGTGATCAGCCAAGGCGAAAGGCAGGCTTGGCCAGAACACGGGCTGCAAGGCTGATCGCAAAATCTGCATCGCGTCGGATCAGCACGTCGGGATGTGCTCCACCGTCTAGAGATCGGCGTTCAAGATTGCTTGCATCGTCCACATGCCGAAAATGGGAAAGCGGATTTCGAAGGCTCATGAGGCGCTCCAAGTCCTTGACGTCGTTATCCGAAATCACATCCCGCTCCCTGCAAAGGCGCAGGGTTTCGCGAAACTGGATGCGCTCAGGGATCTTGTCCACCAAGAGACCTGCATGCAGGTATGCAGCGAGCAACTGTTCAACCATGCCTTGGCAAAGAAGAACTGTTGCGACGAAGTTCCCGTGCACGTAACAGTCACGCGCCTCAACCCAAGCGAGGTATGCGGCAGGCCCGCCAAATATCATCGTACCGCGTTTTCCCATCGCGCCCGATAGATCAGCGAGATGGCGCAGCCGGGTGATCTTTCCTTCGAGGCCGTCGTGCATATCTGCAAGTAGATGGCGCATCAAATCGAGATCGCTCAGGTCAGACAGCAGGTCTTGTTGGTAGCCCTCCGCATTCATTTTCTATATGGCCCAACTTTTGCTGTGCTTCTGACGCTCAGACAGTGCGAAAAGCCAGATCGGCATACCTCATTCGACCCCCGGAAGAACTGGAAGCCCCAACTCCCGAAGAAACGAGTTGTGTTTCGACGTTGCTTCCCGAATTTGGTCCTCGATCGAGACCAATTCCTGCTGCGTTGCATCTAGGTCGATTTCAGCCTCAGCCACCGCGGTGCTAATGTATCGGGAGATGTTGAGGTTAAAGCCCTCCTCAGCGATGCGCTCCATGCTCACGCGCTTGGAGTAGCGGTCCTCTTCCTTGCGGAACTGGTACGTCTCGATGATCTTCTGAATGTCATTCGGCTTGCCATCTAACCCTTCACGCAGGCGGTTCTGCCGCTTACCTCTTTCAAAGTGCTCGGCCGCGTTGATGAAGAGCACATCATCCGGCTTCTTGCACTTCTTCAACACGAGGATGCAGACCGGGATGCCAGTCGAATAGAAAAGGTTCGCGGGCAGGCCGATCACGGTGTCGATGTGACCATCCTTCAGCAGCTTTGTGCGTATGCGCTCCTCTGCCCCACCGCGGAACAGCACGCCGTGCGGCAGGATGATGGCCATCACGCCCTCATCCTTCAAGTAGTGAAAACCGTGCAGTAGAAAGGCGAAGTCTGCGGCGGATTTGGGCGCCAGCCCGTGGTTCTTGAACCGCACGTCGTCGCCCATCGCTTCAGTCGGCTCCCAACGGAGGCTGAAGGGAGGGTTGGCCACGATCGCATCAAACGAAGGTTTTTTGGCAGGGTTCAGCTCTCGCAGGATATCCCAGTCATTGTTCAGCGTGTCGCCATGGTAAATTTCGAATTCCGTGTCTTTCACGCCGTGCAGCAGCATGTTCATGCGGGCGAGGTTATAGGTGGTGATGTTCTTTTCTTGCCCGTAGATTTTTCCGATGCCATGCGGCCCCATGCGCTTTCGCACATTCAATAACAGCGAGCCGGAGCCGCACGCGAAGTCCAGCACACTGGCGAGGCGCTCTCTCTTACCGGTTGCGGGTTCCTGACTGTCCAGCGTCACGATTGCGGAAAGGATGTCAGACACCTGCTGGGGGGTGTAGAACTCACCTGCCTTCTTCCCAGAACCAGCGGCAAATTGGCCGATCAGGTATTCGTACGCATCGCCAAGCGCGTCGACACCGGACGAAAAATCGGCGAGCCCATTGGCGATCTCGGTGATGATCGTGCATAGTTTGGCGTTGCGATCAGCATAGGTCCGACCAAGCTTTTCAGAGCCAAGATTGATCTCCGAAAAAAGCCCCCCGAACGTGCTCTGGAAGGACTCGTTCTCGATATATTTGAAGCCTGCCTGCAACGTGTTCAGCAGATCGTCGCTCTGGGTGCGCGCCATGTGGGCGATGCTGGTCCAGAGGTGTTCTGGCTTGATGACGTAGTGTGCCTTTAGGCGCATCTGCTTTTCAAAAGCCGAAACATCGTCGGGGTTTTGCGCGTACCAAACGGAAAGGGATGAGCGCCCGCCATTGCCGATCGTGTTGGGATCCGGGTAATCGCGTCCGAGCTCCTTCCTGGCGGCCATCTCATAATTGTCCGACAGATAACGCAAGAAAAGGAAGGACAGCATGTAATCGCGGAAATCGTCCGCGTTCATCGCCCCACGCAGTGTGTCGGCGATGTTCCAGAGCGTCTTGCCCAGTTGCTTTTGGATTTGGTCGTTCATTGTGCTGGTGCTTCCTGGGGGACGGGCGCAGGCGCCGGGGCGGGATGCGGGGCCGGAGCGGCGCCCGGGAGGTGAAACTCGAACCGCGTGACGAACTCGCGCAGAATGCGGCGAAACAGTTCCTTATTGTCCTCGCCCATCTCCGTGGGTTCGTGGATGGCATAGGCCCCGTGGCTCAAAAGGTTCAGGGCACGATTGAACAGCGCCCTGTCTGCGTCGGTGTCGAGAGCCTTCAGGCAAAAGGCGATGCTCGGATGACCGAAGAACGATGCCGTCTTTTCCATGACGCTGCGCAGGGCATTGAAGTGGAAGGTGTACAGCTTGCCCTTCTTCGGATCAGCCGCGCGCTGCAATTCTGCGAGCGTCGCAACATGGTGAAAGAAGGGCGTGTCTTCCGTCGCCTGAAGCGTGTAGCTGCCATCGCCGCTCGGGCGGTGCAGGAAATAGCGCCGATGGTCGACCGAAGGCGCGTCATCGATCTTCCGACCGACTTCGTTGCACATCACGTTGAAGAACAGCGCATGGTGCGAAGAGAAGATCACCTTGATCGGGGCGGGCTTGCCATCGGCGTCTTTCCGTGTGGCCGCCCGGCGGAGGAGCTTGGCCAGGTCGCAGGCGACGGAAATCGCGTTGTTGTCGTCCAGCGACGAGATCGGGTCGTCGATGTAGAGGTACTTCTTCCCCTGATAGGATTCATGCCCATCCAGCATCCGTTCGCAGATGGCCATAAAAATGCACCAGATGAAGATGTTCTGTTCGCCCCGCGACACCTTGATGTTGGCCTCGCCGCCCTTGCGGAAGCTGACGAAATCCGGCTTGGAGATGGTATCCTTGCCCTGTTGAACGTCCTTGTAGGTGAAGTCGAACTCGAAGTCGGCGTAGCGGGACAGGTAGCGGGCGATGGTCTCGTCCAGCGCGAGTTCCGTCATCGCGTTGAAGAAGGACGACTTCTCGTTCAGCTGAAGGCGGCGCACGCTGTCGCCTTCAAGGTCGTTCTCCCAGACGAACAGATCCTCGGTGAAGGCGTTGAAGTAGAGCGTGTCGGGCGTGCCGGTCGGGTTCTTCTTGTTCTTGCGCTTGCCAGCGTCCTTGAACTCCATCGACAGACGGGTCTTGCCGGTCCGGTTGTAGGCATAGATCAAGACCAGCGACGCTGCTCCGGTCGGGTTGTTCAGATCATCACGCAGCCGCGCCACCAAGCTCTTCAGGTTTTTGTAGGTGCTCATGCGTCATCATCCCCGATCTGGGGGAAAAGCTGCTGCATCAGCCCCCTCTTGTGGGTCTTGAGCGTGTCGAGCTTTCCGGTCGCCGCGGCGATGAGGTCGTCGACAGGAGCGAGGCAGTCAGCGATGCGCTGTTGCTCTTCAAGAGATGGAGGAAGAGATAGGGTAATTTCTGCCAGGTCCGACGCGTTGATTGCAGGGTAACTGGACCCTGTGCATTTCGCCACGACCTTACTGACAAACGTGTCAGTGTGAACGCTTTGATACAGAAAACGACTACTGACCTTTGCTCTAATTTGTGCGTATCCTGTTGAAGCAACGTAGGCATGGTCGTCGCCAAAGTCGCAAAACAAATTGTTCTTCTGATAAGGGCGAACAATTTGGAAGATTATGTCATTCTCGACCAACAGTCTCTGTGCCCGACTTGGCGCGTCATCTCGAGCGATTTCTGTTCTGGCCGTTAGCCTGCCCTCTACGACTGATCCGAGGTCAATGTATACAAATGATTCGGGAATCCCGCTGTTTGGTGGGTTAATTGTGGCTACAGCTCTCAACGGTCTCTCAGCCCACTCTTCCGTGCCCTGGAATTCGGGGAATCGACGACGGGGTAGGGTTTCGCCGTCCTGGGGAAATAGCTGTTGCATCAGCCCCTTCTTGTGGGCCCGCAGCGCCTCCACCTTCCGCCCTTGCGCGGCAATCAGCTCATCCGCAGAATCCAGACAATCGGCAATCTTTTTTTGTTCGGGAAAGGACGGAAGTGCCAGCTGTAGACGTGCCAGGTCCTTGTAATAGATGCGAACGCGAACGCTTCCGTCGCCCTTTTCCGAGACAAAGTCCTCCCATGCGTCGGAGCGCCGGAAGTGATCGAGGTAAGCAGGATCGAGCCTGTGTGGGCCGCCGCTCTTACATTTGAAAACAACATAGTCAGGGCTGACCAGAATGTCGTCGTCACCTTGCCAGCGCGCGATCGAGCCGATGTTAAGCCGCATCGGGTTGTAGGCGAACCAATCCTTTCGCACGAACTTGTAACGCGCCGTGTCAGAGGCGACGATGCGTTCCTCCATGGGCACAATGCCTTCTACCTTGGACACCCCCATGATTTGTGCCGTGGCTAGGCCAGAACCGTTTCTCTCGGAGCTTTCGGTTGTGGCGTCCGCAAGGTGGAGGTTCTGCACCGGTTGGCCGGAAAACTCTGGAAAACGCAGCTCGGGCAACAACACAGAACCGCCTCCCGCTGCCGATGAGGATGTCCCCTTATTGCTCATAGGCACTGAGCCCCGAAATCTCTCTGCCACCGGCCCGCTTCAGCAGCAACGGCATCAGGTCGGCCATCAGATCCAGTTCCTTCACCCGCCGCGCCTTCCAGTTCAGGCCTAGGGGTTCCATCAGGTCGGTCAGCGCCTCGCCATCAAAGATCATGCGTTGCAGGATGGTATCGACAAAGCCTTGCAGCGCCTCGGTCGCCAGCCCGTGCGTGCCCGCGATGCCCGCCAGTTCCGCCGCGTTCTTTTCCGCTTTGAAGCGGCTGTAGCCGTCGCGGATAGCCTTCTCGCTTAGGCCCTCACCTGCCTTCAGGGTGTTGATATAGGCCGCGATATCCTCCCGCTCGTCCATGAACTTGGCGTCGGACTGGATCAGGCCGATCAGCTCCTCGCGGCTCATCTTCTGCTTGCCGGGCGTGGCCTCGGAATAGCGGGCGATCAGGCCCATGATGTAGTCATAATCGATGACGGCCGAGGCGAAGAGAACGAACTCGAAATCCAGTTGGTCGGCATCCTGGCTGGGTTTGTCCATGGCCGTGCCCTGCTGGGCCCGAAGGCGCTGGGCGGTTTCCAGATAGGCGCCGCGGAAGCCAAGCAGGTTGTCACGTGGCAGGACCTGTTCGATGGTCTTGCGGTTTTCATCGGTCAGGTCGGTGTACTGATCAAGTTGGGTCTTGAGCCGCTGGACCTCTTTGAAGTGCTCAATGAATGCAGCACGGGCCGCGTCGCCCTTAAGGTTGGGCACTGCTTCTGGGGCGCAGTCGAGACCCTGCGACTTCATGAAGGCGTCGAGCTTCTGCACCGCAGTTTCCAGTTTCTGGATGACCACTGGGGCCTTGTCGACCAGCCAGATCTCGCGGGCCTTCTCAGCAGCGGCTTCGCCTGAGAAGAGGGCGATGGCGGCATCGACCGCGCCCTGCTGTTGCCGGAAGTCCAGGATGTTGCCGTAAGGTTTCGTGGCGTTCAGAACCCGGTTGGTGCGCGAGAATGCCTGGATCAGGCCGTGATGCTTCAGGTTCTTGTCGACGTAGAGGGTGTTCAAGAACTTGGAGTCAAAGCCGGTCAGCAGCATGTCCACGACAATCGTGATGTCGATCTTGTGGTGCGGCTGATTGGGGTAGGCCTGCTTCAGGTCGGCATCCGGCCATTGCTGATCCTTGATGCGTTTCTGCACGTCCTGGTAATACAGGTCGAATTCGCCGATTTTATGATTGGTGCCGTAGTGGGCGTTGTAGTCGGCGAGGATGGCCTTCAGGGCCTCCTTCTTTTTCTCCGGCTCAACCGCGTTGTCTTCCTTTTCCTGCGGCAGGTCTTCTTGAATCTGCTTTACGTCAGGATTGCCCTCGGCAGGCGGGGAGAAGACGCACGCGATGTTCAGCAGCTGGAAGTTGGGATCCGTTGCCAGCTTTTCGGCCTGAATCGTTTTGAAGAGGGTGTGATACTCGATCGCGTCATTGATCGACGAGGTGGCGAGCAAGGCGTTGAAGCGGCGCTGACCGGTGGCCGCGTCGTGTTTCGTGAGGATCGCATCGATGACTGCCCGCTTGGCCAGCGGTTCTCCCGGCTTCGGCAGGGTTTTTCCTTGGGGCTTGAAATAGTCGACATGGAACCTGAGGACGTTTCCGTCCTCGATGGCGTGTGTGATCGTGTATGTGTGAAGGCGCTGCTGGAAGAGGTCTTCCGTCGTCTTCATGCTGGCTTGGGTGTCTTCGATCTTCTGCTGCGCTGCATTCTGATCGAAAATGGGCGTCCCGGTGAACCCGAAGAGCTGAGCGCGCGGGAAGAACTCCTTGATGGCCTTGTGGTTCTCGCCGAACTGAGACCGGTGACATTCGTCGAAGATGAAGGCGATGCGCTTGTCGCGCAGGGGTGCCAGCTGCTCCTTGAAGCTCTTCTTGCCGTCCTTCTTCTGCTGCTTGTTGCGCTTGCTGTTCTCGTCCAGCGCGAGGCCAAGCTTCTGGATCGTGCAGACAATCACCTTGTCGGCGTAATCGTTCGAAAGAAGGCGCCGAACGAGGGACGCCGTGTTGGTGTTCTCCTCGACGCAGCCTTCCTGGAACTTGTTGAACTCCTCGCGCGTCTGACGATCAAGATCCTTGCGATCCACGACGAAGAGGCATTTCTCGATGTCGGGATTGTCCTTCAAGAGGGTTGAGGCCTTGAAGGAGGTGAGTGTCTTGCCGCTGCCCGTCGTGTGCCAAATGTAGCCATTGCCGCAATCCTGGGCGATGGAGTCGACAATCGCCTTCACTGCGTAGACTTGATACGGACGCATCATCAGCAGTTTCTGCTCGCTCGCGACCAGAACCATGTACCGGCTGATCGTCTGGCCGAGCGTGCACTTTACAAGGAAAGTTTCGGCGAAACTGTCGAGATGGACGATCTTCTTGTTGTCGACGTCTGCAAACTCATAGACCGGCAGAAAGCGCTCCTCGGCATTGAATGCGAAATGGCGCGCGTTGTTGTTCGCGAAGTAAAACGTCCGATCGCGATTGCTGACGATGAAGAGCTGGAGGAAGCACAGGATCGTCTTGGAATAGCCATTCCCTGGGTCGTTCTTGTAATCGACGATCTGCTCCATGGCGCGACGCGGGCTGATGCCAAGGGTCTTCAGTTCAATCTGAACAACCGGCACCCCGTTGATCAGCAGAATGACGTCATAACGGTGGTGGCTGTTGTCCGTGTTGATCCGGAGTTGGTTTACGACCTCGAAGGAATTCTTGCACCAATCCTTGATGTTCACGAGCGTGTAGTTCAGCGGCGTGCCATCATCGCGAGTGAAACTGTTCCGCTCGCGCAGGGTTCGTGCCGCCGTAAAAACATCCGGCGTGACGATTTCATCGTGCAGCCGCTGAAACTCGCCATCGGTGAGCTTGACGCGATTCAGCTCTTCGAATTTTTTCCTGAAGTTTGCCTCCAAAGTGGCCCGATCACGAATATCGGGTCGATACTCGTATTTAAGCTCTTTGAGTTTCGCGATCAGGGCATCTTCAATATCGCGTTCGGGTCTGTTCGTGGCCATCGCGAGACTCATTAGCTATCACACCATTCTGACAGAAGAAGTTTCCTGCCTGCAAATTGTACAGGTGCGTGGTTTGGAAAATTCAGATTCAGAAGCATTTGAGATTTTTGAATAGCCCGGATCATTGATCTGTCCCGCTAGTCTTGCCCGAGCGGCAATTCTCATTTCCCATTTCAATGTCCTTTAACCGCTCGTATTCCTCGACAGCAATTACCACGACGACGGCTCGACCATGCTTTGTCACCGCCACCGGCTCGGCTCGGGCGAGATCAATCAGCCGCCCGAACTCGTACTTTGCGTCCTTCGCGCTTAGCGTTCGCATTTCCTCGCTCCCGGCCAGTGGTCTCTATCTTTTGGCCATTTTGGCTGAATTTAGCAATGGTCTATCGCGCCCACGGCCGCACCTTCGGCATCGTCGCCGTGACCTCTATTTCGCGCAGCATCCCGCCCGCGATCAGCCCCTCGCGGACCCAGCCCAGCGCCTGCCACCAGTCGTCGTAGCCACGGCGGGCGGCATCGATCTGCTGCGGGTGGGGTGAGAATGTGACCGGGCAGGCGAGGACGTCGATGGTTTTCCACGTGGCACGGGGGCCGGGGCCACGCACGCGGACGCGCTCAGTGCCCACGACGATGGCGCCCGCATATGTACCGTGCTGGTTCTGCTTGACGATGGTCGGCACGCAGCGCGGGATGGCGCCGGGCATCCAGTCGGGGGTCAGCCCGGTGCGGGCCAGTTCGGCGACGCGGATCGCCATGCGCTTGCCGCCGAGGGTGTCGGGGATCCCGGCGACGGTGGCGGCGATGACCTCGGCGTCCTCGTGGGTGTAGCCGCCGATCTTGTGCTGACCGCCGTCGATCTTGCAGCCCAGCACGGCACGCTGGAGAAGGACGTATTCCAAGCCGAAGCCGAAGCCTTCTTCCGTTATGTCCGCGGGCAGCGGCAGTTCCAGCTGCGCTTGTTCGATTCGGAACGCCCATTCCAGCGCCGCCTGCACGCCCAGCGCCCGCTTGATCCTGGTGCCGCTGACGCGGCCGTGGAAACTCATGGCTGCAATCCTTCAAGGAAATCCATTTGCGAAGGGCGCTGAGCATTGTCCGACGGCCGCCAGATCCACGGGCCCGAGGCCATGGGCAGCTGCGAGAGCGCGCCACGCATGTGCTGCTGCCAGAGGGTGAACTCCGTTGCCGAGCAGGCGCAGAGCGCGTGCCCGATGGGCCAGCCCATCAGCCACCCGACGAAGAGCGGGTTCAGCCGCCGCCGCGACCGGCCCTTCAGGATCCGCCGCGAGACGACGCGCCCATGCGAGGCAATCATCGAAGCCCAGAGCGGGCGCGAGATCGGGGCGTGCGGCGAGGACCGCCGCCCATCCGGCGAGATCGCCGGGGCCGGGTGGGTGAAGCCCTGCTCCGCCCGATAGTGCAGCAGGTCCATTCGGGATTTCCCGTCGATGCGCGTGATGCTGGCCTCGGAACTGCCCTTCCAGTTCTGGGCGGCCGGGGTCGGCCAGTGGTTCGGCAGGGCCTTCGCGATGCCCAGCGCCAGCGCCTCGGCCTTCCGGGTGAAGTCGCTGTTCCCGGCCGGGTTGTAGCGGCCGGTGCCGGGATGCAGGCTCATCGGTGTGGGCCAGGATGAAGATGCGGAGCCGCTCGTGCGGCGCGCCGACCTCTGCCGCCGAGAACAAGCCCGCCGCAGGCGTATAGCCCAATCCCCAAAGCTCTCGGAGGACGGTTTCAAGGCCGAGGGTGACGTGCCCGGCGACGTTTTCGAGGAAGACCCATTCCGGGCGGCATTCGCCGATGACGCGGGCGACCTCGGGCCAGAGGTGCCGGGGATCGTCGGCACCACCGCGTTTTCCGGCCGCGCTGAAGGGCTGGCAGGGATATCCGGCGAGGATGGCATCGAAAGCCCCGCGGAAGGGCAGGGCGTCGAAGCTGCGCAGATCGGTCCAGATCGGGGCCGGGGCGAAGTATCCTGCGCGCTGGGCTGCGATGAGGACCGCCCTCGGCCAGTCTTCCCATTCGACGAAGGCGCGGGTGTGATAGCCGGGCTCAGCGAGCATGAGGCCCAGATCAAGGCCTCCGCCGCCAGCGCAGAGGGACAATCCGTGCCGGGGACGTGACACCATGCCATTCACCGGACCCCGCGCTCGCGCAGGCGTTCGGCCGTGACGAGGCCTCGGGCCAGCATGGCGTCGCGCATGGTGTTGCTGATCGCGCTGACCGGCAGGTAGCGGTCGGAGTTGACCAGATCGGCATAGAAGGCGGGGAGGTCGGTGATTGGCTTCGCAGCCGGGGCAGGGGCTGTCTTGGGCTTCCGGCGCTTCCGCCCGGCATCCTCGACCTTGCGCTGGGCTGCGCGTTGCATGGCGCGGTCCAGTGCCTTTGGCCCATCGGGCGGTTCGGGATGTTCCTGGCGGCTGGCCTCGGCCGCGGCGATGATCTCTGCCTCGGTCAGCCCCAGTTCATCGCGCCAGCGCTGGACGTGCAGCCGGGGCGGCCAGCCTTGCCACCAGCCGGGCAGGGCGGCGGGGTCGAGGCCCAGCGCCGCGAGCAGGTCCCCGAAAACCTCATCGGAAATCGCCTCGCGCGCCTGCGCGCCCTCCTCCTCCTTTACTGGTTTACTTAGAGGTTCCCTTACAGGGTTAGTGTCCGAAATCCGGACACGGCTTTCGGCATTTTCCGGACACGGCTCGGCCTGAAAATCGGACACGGCTCCGGCGTCTTCTCCGTGTCCGAAATCCGGACACGGCAGGGCGTCGGCCATGCCGTCGACATCACAACCATCGGCTTCGTCGAGGCTTTCCGCGGCGCCGTCGTCCCCGTGTCCGATTTCCGGACACGGCACCACAGCCACGGGTGTGAACCCCGGCTCGAACCCCAGGATGTAGCGGGTGGGCAGCTGGCGCTTGGTCACGGGATCGAGCCGCGGCACCCGCCGCAGCAGGCCCACGGCCTCGAGTTGCCCAAGGTGATCGTTCAGCGTAGACCGGCTGATCTCGCAGTCATGCGCCAGCCGGTCCTGCGAGGGGAAGCAGCCGTAGTCGGGGTTGAACCGGTCGCAGAGATGCCAGAGCACGATCTTGGTCGTCGGCTTCAAACCGCGCTGCTTGATGGCCCAGTTGGTGGCCTCGTGGCTCATGGCGCGGGCCTCCGCGGGGAAGGAGCGATGCGCGTGGTGAAGCCGTGATCGGCCAGCGCGCCCAGCGCGTCGTCGAGACTGCGCACCAGCGCCCAGCCGAACCCTTGCGTCTGCACCGCATCGCGGAATGCCTCCTGCTCCGGCCGCAGCCGCCCCTTCGGTGCCTTCAGTTCGAGGAACAGGATGCGGCCGTCGCAGATCACCATCAGATCGGCGAACCCGGCATGGACGCCCATGCCGACAAGGATCGCCTGGCGCTTGGCCCCGCGGGGCCCGGCCTCGGTCACCTCGTTGGCGCAGTGATGGATGATCGCGCTGCGGGGCAGGGCGATGCGCAGCGCCTGCACGACGGTGCGTTGCAGATCGGCTTCGGGGGTGCCGCGGCGCATCATCGCGCTGCCCTCCGCTGGTCTTCGCGCTGGGCACGTTGCACCGGCCGCCGCGCATCGACGACGACCAGCAGGCGCTGGGCATCAGCTCGCTCGCCAGGGGTCTCGCCATGCTGCGCAAGCACGTTGCAGGCGAGCCGGATCAGGAGATCGCTGTGATGCGCGACATCGGCGATCACGGCGCGGGCCTCGGCCAGGCGCTCAGCGGGCCATGCGGAATTGCGAAGGTGGATGGTCATCACCGGCGCCCTCCGGCACGACGGCGGCGCGGGGCGGCCTGTTCCTGCTCCTCCAGCCATTCCTCGACGGCGGCGCGGCGGTAGTAGACCTTGCGCCCGGCCCGCACGCATGGCGGTCCCGTCCGCATCGCCTCCCAGCGGCGCAGGGTGTCGACCGAAAGGCCGAGTTCCAGCGCGAGGTCGAGGCGGCTGATCCAGCCGACCAGCAGGGTGCGGGGTTTGTCCTTCGTGTCTGGCATCGATCCGAGATGCGGCATCGGGTTCTCCTGGTCCTGGCCCCGAAGATCGGGGACGTCTTGCAGGGACCAGTGAGCGCAGAGCCCGAGGGGTGGCGGCGAGGCGGAGGGTGGCAGAAAGGACGCCACTTTTGTGCCACCCCTTGATTTGTTGGGATTTCCGATGGTGGTCGGGTGGCGGGGGAGGATTGCGGGCGGTCCAGCCAGATGGGCGAAACGGACGCCAAGGCCGCAAACACCAGCGAACAGCCTGATTGACCGTGTTTGACTTGCATTGACGGGCACAGAGGGGGTGGCATCCGACGCGGCACCCCTGCCATCCATTGAATTCATGCAGGATTTGTCGATCTGCGGCGCTTCAAAGGCCGGATTTGCAGCGCGACGACCGTCCTTGCCCCTTCACACGTCACATTGCGCCTATCGTCACCAGTCGCGCGTCGATCCGCCCAGCGCCGAAAACCCACGAAAACAAGGGGTGGCAGGGCTGTAGCGCCCTTTGCGCCACCCTCCGCCTCCCCGCCACCCGAGGTGCCATGCTTGCCTTGATAGTCAGGCGAAACCACGCCTCATGTCGGATGCAAGAAGGACCGAAGCCATGCCCGAACGCATCAAGCTGACCGAGAAAGTGCTGCGCGACGCCGAGCCGGTGCCGGGGCGGGACTACCAGATCTTCGACACCGACATCCGGGGCTTTGCCGCCTGCATCTACCGCGGCGGCGGGCGGGCCTTCACGCTGGACTACCGCCATGCCGGGCGCCAGCGCCGGATGACCTTCGGGCGCTGGCCGGAATGGTCGGTGTCGGCCGCTCGGGAGCGGGCCAAGGAACTGCGGCGCGAGATCGACGCCGGGGCCGATCCCTTGGGCCAGCGCGAGGCAAAGCGCGAAGCCCCGCGCGTGTCCGACCTCATCGAGCGCTACTGCGCGGAACATCTTCCGAAACTTTCGGAACGAAGCGCAGCCGACCAGCGGTCGGCGCTGGCCAAGATGGTGGAGCCGGTCTGGGGCCGGAAGCTGGTGACGGAAATCACCCCGACCGACGTCGACAAGCTCCTGACCAAGATCGCCGAGGGCAGGGCGCGGCCGCACAAGGAAAAGCCCAACAACCGGGCGCGCAAGCTGCAGGGCGCGAAGCCCACGCCGGTGCGTGCCAACCGGATCGGCGAGGTGCTGCGCAAGATGTTCACGCTGGCGGTCCAGTGGGGCTGGTGCGAAGACAATCCTGCCCAGCGCTTTCACCGCCGCACCGAGACCCCGCGCGAACGCTTCCTGTCGAAGGAGGAAATCGCCAAGCTGGCTGCGGCGCTGGACGCCGCCGAGGACCGGCGCGCGGCCGACATCATCCGGATGTGCATGCTGACCGGCGCCCGGCTGGGCGAGGTGCGACAGGCGCGGTTCGAACAGTTCAACCTCGAACACATGAGCTGGTCGAAGCCGCCCAGCATGACGAAACAGCGCCGCGCCCACCGCGTGCCGATCTCGGACGAGACCGCCGCCATTGTGCGCCAGCGCCAGCTGCTGGTGCCGAAGGGATCGCCGTGGCTCTTCCCCGGCGACACGCCCGGCCAGCCGGTTCAGGAGGTGCGGCGGTTCTGGGCGCAGGTCCAGAAGCAATGCGGGCTGCAGGACGTCCGCATCCACGACCTGCGCCACACCTTTGCGTCCTTGCTGGTCAGCGGCGGCGCCTCGCTGGAAATGATCGGAAAGCTTCTGGGTCATAGCCAGATGCAGACGACCCTTCGCTATGCGCACCTCATGGACTCGCCACTGCGCGCCGGGGTCGACGCCGTGGCCAGCGCCTTCCGGCCAAAGCCCCGGCTGGTCCACGACGCCGATGATCAGGGCGGCCGGAAAACCGCCTGACCCGGGCCAGCGCGGACCCTGACCATCACGACTCCTCCCGCCGCAACGCCCTCCATATTGGCGTGATCCTCCGCCGGATCGAGCGGCTGTCGGGCATCTTCTTGCCGTCCGACCGATCCACGAACCAGTCCTGCATCTCTGCAACCAGCTCGGCTTGGGTGGCGGGCAGCCCGTGGTCATGGATCCGCACGATCAGGGCGATGTTCATGCCCTCCCAATCGTAGGGCGTAGCAGCACCTGGCCCCGCCGCCACACGCCGCACCATGTCGTTCTCTTCCTCGAAGGCATGCACCTCATCGGCCATGACCATCATGTCCGCGACTGCCACCGCGACCCCGCCGACCGGATCGGTGATGATCTGCCATTGGCTTTTGTCGCCAGTCATGATCCGGCGCACCACGCCCTCGGTCGGGCCCGTCCCGCAGCGCCGGAACAACGGCATGAGGTCCATGGGGGAGATAGCCACCCGACCGGCAACGATCTCCTCGCCGCAACGCACCAGGCCGATGCCGGTCATGATATGGAACTTGCCCGCCGCGGCCCAGCCTGCGACGTCGGCGATGTTGCAGCCCCAACGGGCCGTGACTTCCTGAAGGGTGTAGTAAACGCGGGGCGGCAAAGCCAT